TTCTAGTTTTTGGGAGTTTAGGTAAACAAAGGTTCAGTACTATGGGTTCTTTTTTACATTTGACAGACGCGATAGACAGCACACAGACACTTTTTGAAACTAGGTGTCTGTTGTTAACCTTAAGGATTATCAACGACTTATGGAACGACAGACACGAAAGACACTTTTTTTACCCTATTAAGAAATTCTTTTTGAAATGCTCTCCGTAGGTGTCAAAAGTGTCTATCTCTTCGTAAGTCCTTGATTACCTTATATGTTAATAGCAGACACCCCCCCTTTTTTGGCTGTCTACTAGGTGTCATAGGTGTCTGTCTGCTTGACAAACCACCTGCACATGCCCATTACTTTTGACAGTGCCCACCAAACAAGCTAAGAAAAAAGTAGACCGTCGAACCTACGAGGCGGGAAAACCGAAACAGGTAACTAAGCAACAGTCAGCCAAGCGCAGTCGTTGCCACCGAACACGCATGAAAGCAGAGAAGGACATGAAGGAAGCGCAGGGTAAACTGGCTAAGGTCGAAAAGGACCTCAGTATCAAGCAACAGTTCCTCGAAACAATGAGCAAAGCACCGACGCCCTCCGAGCAGCGTAAGGCATTGTTGGCTATGTTTGCTGAACGGGGCATTAATCCCATCGAGGAGTTGATGCAATATACCGATGATCCCGATGTAGCTAAGAAGGACAAGATATCTATTTGGAAAGAGCTTGCTAGCTTCACCCAGCCCAAGTTAAAGAGTGTCGACGTGCAGGGTACAATGTCAGGTGAGATGAAGATACTAACAGTGGATTATTCAAAGGTTTCTAAATCTGAGCTTGCCAAGACGGTTGATGCGGAGATAGTAGATGAAGAGAATGATTATGAAGAGTTTTTAAGCGAAGAAGAGAAACATGACACTTGATGAGGTAAAGTCGGTTGTATCAGAGCACTACACAAACTACGTGTTGGTTGTATTGGATGAGGAAACTGGCTGTATTGATTACAGGTTTAACAACGATATGATAGGTAAGATGCTTCTACACGAAGCCCACGCAGACATAGCTAGCTACGGCACGGACGTTGCAATAGATTTTGAAGTGGATTGGGACGAAGAGGAAGTAGAAGACGACGACAACGAAGAGTTTTAATATGGACGTACAGGTTCCTGCACAGGGATGGCAGCCGAGACATTATCAGCTGCCACTACTTAAGTATATGACACAAGCTAAGCGTGGACTACGTGCAGTAGTTGCGTGGCATCGTCGTGCGGGTAAGGATTTGACCTGCGTAAATATTGTGGCGATCAAAGCATTGCAGCGTGTGGGTACATATTGGTACGTTTTGCCCTACGGTAATCAGGCGCGTCGTATTGTGTGGAACGGCATGACAGGTGAGGGCAAGAAGTTTATTGACTACTTTCCCAAGGAGATTGTTGAACGTAAGAGTGAACAGGAGATGCGGATTCACTTGAGCAACGGTTCTGTGATTCAACTAATGGGATCAGATGACCCAGATAAGATGGTTGGCGCTAACCCAGTCGGCGTTGTATTCTCCGAGTATAGTATCTCTGATCCATCCGCGTGGCAGTTGATCAATCCAATTTTAGCGGAGAACGGTGGTTGGGCGTTGTTCAATGGAACACCTCGTGGTGAAAATCATTTTTATAAAATTCTGCTAAAGGCTCAGTCTGACGGTTCTTGGTACAGCAGTCACCTGTCGGTCAAGGAGACTAAGGCTATCCCTGCGGATGAGATACGTAAGGCTCGCGATGAGTTGAACAACGAGGCACGATTCCAGTCGGAGTATATGTGCTCGTTTAAGACGCCTGTCGAGGGGAGTTACTACGGAAGCTATATTAGTAAGTTGTACAAGAGCAAGCAGATTCTTGACGTATTGAGTCCAGACCCACTGTTACCCGTGCACACTGCGTGGGACTTAGGTATGGACGACGCCACAACTATTTGGTTTGTTCAGCTACACAAGAATGAGATTCGCGTGGTACACTATTATGAGAACAGCGGTGAGGGGTTGCCACACTACGCACGGGAGCTAAACAGGTTTGCGGTTCAGCGGGACATTATTTATGGTAAACATTACGCGCCCCATGATATTAAGGTACGTGAATTAGGGACAGGTAAGAGTAGGTTAGAGATAGCGAGAAGCATGGGGCTAAAGTTTACTACGGTAAAGAAGTTGCCAATCATTGATGGCATCGACGCGGTTCGCGCAATACTGCCTCGTTGCTGGTTTGCTCGAAACGACTGCGCTCGTGGGCTTGAAGCACTGAAGGGCTACCACAAGGAGTTTGATTCTAGTCGCGGTGTGTTCCGTAAATCACCTGTGCACGACTCTAGTTCTCACGGAGCAGACGCATTTAGAACATTGGCTGTTGGTTTAAAGCAGCCAAAGATGGATAACAAAAAACAAAAAACAACATATGACGTCGCAGCAGTTAAATGGTAGCGAGGAGATATCTCTTCTCGATGAAGCAGTAATAAGGTATCACGCAAAGGGCTTAGACTTTATTGAGCTTTTAGATCAATATTTAAATTATCGAGCGCCTGCGGAGCGATATGTCTTTAGTACTCCAAAGCTTTTGCTTTTAGCGGAGCTTGCTCACACCGAAGAGCGTGGTCATTACTGGTATGTTTTGTACGCTGCAGCACGCGGTGGAGAAGACGTAATAGCCAAGTTTATGGAATTTGCTCCATATAAACTTGACACCGTAGCATTTGCTAGATATCGAAGTATGGGTCTGGATACTCCAGATACAATTAAATACTATAACTGGAACAGATTAGAAAGACTTACAAATTATGGGCGGATCAAAATCACC